CCCGTCAGCATTTCCTCCTTTAGGTTTTCTTTAGCTATTTTAAAAGCTAGATCAAACTCGAATTCATTTTCCTTCGCTATATTTATTAATTTTACTTTTGGCATTAGTATCCTCTATTCTTTGTATCAAGCGAACTTATGATGCTTGAGTTGTAGTGATCTGGTCCATCGCCAGAGTTTATCATGCGCAGATAGCGCATTACGTCAAAAAAGTCCTTCAGTGCTTCGTCGTTCTTACCCCTACTGTTGTAGTTTATTATGCTGTCCAGTGTATTCTCGCAGCTTTCGTGCAGGTAGCACAGGGGCTTGTTTGCTGCGTCCACGCTAGCATTCGGGTTGTAGGCGAACCACTCGTCCATCGCTGCTATGCCCGTTTCCTCCATTACCCCGCTACTGGGTATGAAGTCCATGCCGTGATCCGAGAATACCGTGAATAGGTCCTCGTTGTTCTCGTTTTCCCTGGCGAAGTATCTGCTGTCCCCTACGCGCTCGTAGACTTCAATGCCTAGTTCTTCTTCTATCTCCTGGAACAGCTCCACGTAGGCAGCAATGTCAAAACCTATCTTCTTTGCTGCTGGTCCGTATTTCCACCTGGGTTGACCGAATAGCGCCCACTCACCGTAATTGTATCTGTCGGGCCACTCCCTCAGGACGTATACTTCCCCTTCTTCATTTACAGCAGCCCAGATCGACACGAAGTTCCTGGCACCCGCAGGGTCCAAGACCTGGTAGCAGGTGAAGTCCTTCTTTGAGGTTACGTCAGGGAATTTCATACCGTGCTGATTTTCTTCGTCTGACAATACATTCACCGAGGTGCTGAACATAGGTATAAGTGACGTCATGCTCTTCACGGGTATACCGTAGGCACGAACCATAATTTCTTCTTCTGACTGAGAAGCTAGATCCTTGGCGATTCTCTTGTAACCACCCCAGGGGTTCTCATCGGAGTGCAGGTAGACAATCTTGGCGTCTCTCTCGCTGCAGGTCTGCACAACGGGTAGCTCCCTGTCCAGCAGTTCAGCGTATCTAGTTTCTTGTATCTCTGCTCCAGCTAAGTATTCAGCCACGAAGGGCGTGAATCCGTCAATCGGCGTGAAGCCAATAAGCATCTTGCTGTTTCGGGTAGCCAGTCTGAACCTGAGAGTATTGACCAGGGTAGCGTCACCCAGGTATTCGTCCAACCAAGTCCCTATATTTATACCCTTCGGGTCCTTGAACCCGAACTCCATACCCTCCAGGATCGTCTGGTTATTGCTGAACTGCGTGTAGGTCTTAAAATCTACCCGAGTCCTAGTGTCAGGAAAGATAAAGCTCTTGGCTGTGAAGCCATTCTGCATACTGTAGTTGATGTATCCTTCTATGCTCTTGGTCTTCTTCTTGAACTCCTTTGGCATCATTTCCCAGATTGCAGCTTGCTGCACCTTGATGCTAGTGTCTTCATTCTGGCTGAAGCATACAATGTGCCCGTCCATGCTCTCCTGGACGGCCCGCATGACCGCCTTGGCGCAGCCTGTAGTCTTTCCGCTTCTGTTACCTCCCAGGACCAGCGCTTCGTCGGACGTCTCCATTGCATCCTGGATCCTGCTCCAGCCTGCTAGATTGAACCCGTATCTAAGGGGATCTTCAATACTAGCCTGGATTCTTTCTTCGTGCTGCTTGTGCAGATTCTTAAGTAAACCTGGGTCCTTGTCCCATAGCTTAACTATCTCTGCATCCGTCAACGACGGGAGCATGGGGTGCTTTGTAAATATTAAAGACATTGTTGCATTATTCTTCTTCCTCTTCGTCCCAGACGACCTCCACGGAGTCATCCCTGAAATCCAGGGCAGCTTCTCGCATAAGCATCCTAGCAACGGAGATAGTCGTGTAATCGGACTGCACTTCTCCTGATTCATCCAGGACAATGATCATGTAATTAGGGTAGTATTCCCCGAGTATCTCCTTTAGCTTACCTAAAACTTCCTCGTCCATTAAGCATCCTCTTCTATGTCAATGACTTCCGCTTCTTCGGCTAGGGCAGCCTTGACCTTGGCAATCTCCTTTGCGTAGTCCTCGTCCGAGAAGGACTTGCGTTCTTCTACTATACTGGTAGCTTCGCCCCTGGCGGTGAGGGCTTCCCTGCTAGCGTTGATCTTAGCTATTGAAAGCTCCTTGAGGTCCTTGAAGGATACCTGCATGTCTGGGTCATTCTGCATTCTGTCTCGGACCTTCTCTATGAGGTCCTCCTCCAGGCTGGACATATTGACGTAGTTCCTGGCAGCTAGCTTACCCCCGAGTTCCTTGAACTTCTTAATATGATCCGCGAACTCCACCATGATATGCACAACGGTATTCCTGGGTATCTTGTAATGCCGCACTATTCTAGTCTGGCTGTTGCCAGTGCTGAACAAATAAAGCACCTTAGCTACCTTCTCAGGATTGTGCCTGGCTAAGGACTTCACCTTTTTGACCTGCATCTCCTCCGCGTATTCCTGAACGGCGGACCTGATATCCAGCATCAATTCTTCCTCAATTTCATCGAAAGCATCCGATGCATTTTTTTCTTCATTTTTGGGGTTGACTTCTTTCATGGTATGCTGTTGAACTGTATGCGTATGTTATAATACACCACAGAAAGCCTGTCAAGGGTTTTCAGACATAGTCCCTAGGGTAAGCCTTTAACGGTGCAAACGATCCTACAGATAGCATCTGACGAGACACAAAACGAACGCAGTCCAGCTGGACAAAGAACTGATAGGGATATTGGTTCTCTACCTGGGCTATGGGTTTGTTCCCCTGAATACATGAAGGGAACTATAAAATAACGCTGCAGTATTACGGATCACTTTTCGATAATACCTAGTCCGACAATACCTTGTATTGTCTACTACTGCATGCTTTGCTAGCAGCGAAGCTGTATCTAAAAATCTATGCTAAAATACATCTATGACCTATAAAGAAAAAATTGCTAAGCTCAAAGACAAGGCATACAATGCCAGACCAGAGCAAAAGAAACGCAGAGCTCAACGCAATAAAGCCAGAAGAGCTGCAATCCGTAAATACGGAAAATCCGCCCTCCAGGGCAAAGATATAGATCATAAAGATGGTAACCCTATGAATGGATGCAAATCCAACCTAAGAGTTATGTCCATCAATAAAAATAGAGGAAGAAACAACCGATCCAAGTAAAGCCCCCTTGAGGGGGTTTTTTTTTACGACGTAGTGAATGTATTATTGAATTTCAATCAATTCAAATTTGTTGACACCCCCACCCCTTTGATTGTTTTTCTGCGATGACAGCCAATCCTCCGAAAGCTATGCTGCTTCGCTATTATAGCATACTTTCGTTCGCCTCGGCTATCATAAGATGGGCTAATGCTGGATGCAACTGCTATTAGATTTGCTACTACGTATCGTTCTGGGCAAATGATGTATCGCCATGCGCCAAGCTGTAGGCATTATGTATATCAGCTGAGACATACAGTCGAAGCGCTAACAAAACAAAATCAAGATCATGAAAAAATACACAATAGAAGTATCCGAGTCCGTCAAGGACGCCGTCGTCGCCGCTGTTCAATCTGCCTACAAGAAGGCTCAGCAGGTGCCAATTACCTACAACGATGATGTCTCATTCGAGGATTGGGTTCGAGTCAACGAGCCAGAGTTAACCCGCTTGAAGGAGAGCACACTGCTCCGCTACGAGCTTGGCTTTGACTACGCTTGGAAGTTGGTCGAAGAAGAAGATTCTGCTGAATAGCAACTGTTAGCTGACCTGCCCAGAGAGATCTGGGTGGGTCTTAACAATTTACTGCACATCTAATCGAATACTATGCCAAAGGAATCAAGCTCTCGAGCTCCCGAGGAGAAAGCTCAACCGCCTGAAAAAGGACAGACCCACAGCAGGATGGGAAGAGCCCGTTAGGTTCGGTTAGATCACTTTCAAGCTCCGCCAGAAATGGCGGGGGTTTTTTGTGCCTGGGCATCTGGGCTTATGTATGAATAGGGGGGGGAATACCTACGGGGGCAGGCATACGGGGGACAAAGGTGATAGCCAGATGAACAAAAAACTATTTATAGTTTGTGGCAAGAGCCACTATATAGTTTTTCTACATCTGGCTATCATCACTTGGGGGCATTAGCTCGGCTTATTCTGTCGCCTTTTCGCAAAACCTGTCTTACTGGTTGCACATGAGGGTAAAAATGGTCTCGGATCGTTGTATA